TTCTGCTCAACGGAGAAGACGGTTCAACTGCTAGTCATACTGAAAATCCTATTCGGTTTACTAAATCTCTAAAAATAAGCATAGATAAGTTTTTGGAGTATTCTAGAAGTAATAAATAATGGTGAATGGAACACAGACAATTTCCAACCGATGCTTGCGTACTAGCCTGCTCAGGCCCATCTCTAAACACAGTTGATCCTTTTAGTTTAGGTCTTCCTGTTGTGGCTGTTAGCACGGTTATTCGAAAATTAACAAAACCTGATTTTTGGATTATAGCCGATTATTTAAATGAGATGCATGGCGAAGAAGGAACTAATGCCTATAAAGATCATGAAATAATAAAAGTTATTCCTGAAGGAAAACTAAGTCAAGGATTAAATGCGCAAAATGTTGTTCTTGCAGATTATCAGACAAATGCAGGATATCCAAATCTTGATGAAGTTTTATTTACAGGTAATACTCCTTTCATAAGAGGCCCACATAAATCTGTAACTTTTGCAATTCAATGGTTGCATCATGTGGGAGTTAAAACTGTTATATGGGTAGGAAATGATCTTAAAGCAAATAGTATGCAAGAAAAATATTGCTATAAGGTTGAAGAATATGATATGAAAAAGGCTTATAATTACGATAAGACTCTAGATCAAACAAGAGACGCATTAATGCATTGGCATCCAATAGCACTTAAAAGAGGATTTCAATGGTTTTCGTGGAATTGTGGTGATGTGTTTGAATCTATTGTTCCTAAATTTGATATTGATTGGTGGAATACAACTGGTAAAGCCAGCATGAAACAATATGAACCAATAGTTTTTCCAAAAGCGGAAACCCCTGTTCCACCCCCAACAGAAGTACAGCAAAAAAAAACGAAACAGCAAGTGATAACAGTTGAGAGAATACCTCAACATAAAATTGTGCAAGAACCAAATCCCACAGTACAACGAGGATTTATTCTTCAAGACTATGCAAATATTCCTGTAAAATCAGAAACACAAACAATAAGAGAATCAAAAGATAGTGAAAGAAGAATTGCTCGTAATCGCATGATGGAAGTTAAAAGAAATCTTAAAAAATGAATGAATTTAAAGTTGTTAGTTTTTATACCGGTAATGGTGTATATGCTGAAATGGCAGGACGACTTCGTGAATCTTGCAATAAGTTTAAAATAGAATGTGATATTGAAGAATATAAGGATAGAGGATCGTGGGTAGATAATTGCAATATCAAACCTGAATTCATTTTAAAGAAAATAAAAGAAACAGATAAGTGTGTTGTATGGGTTGACAGCGACGCTAAAATTGTAAGTTACCCGTATTTATTTTTAGATTCTCCATGTGACTTCGGTATTCGAGCAGAACCAGGTGCAAGAAAGAAAACACCAGCAGGTCGTGAAGAAATTTCTCTTCCTGCAAATTGGCCCGCACACACAGAACTAATGTGGTTTAATTCAGGAACCATATTCTTTAGACCGTGTAGAAATATAGAAAGAATGGTAGATTCGTGGTTGCATTATTCTACTAGCATGGATAGATCATGGGATCAGTGGAGTTTGCAACAGGCATGGGCAGATGTTCAACCAGTTACTGAATGGTTACCTCGTCCTTATTGTCAGATAGATAGAATGCACGGAAGAGACAAAGCAGTGGTTTTACATGATTTAGCATCTGTTATACAGAAAGTGAATAGAAAATGATTTCAGTGATTACATTTTACACACCAGAATACACAGAAGAAGCAACACAGTGGAGACGAAGTTGTGCGGAATATTTGTTACCTGAAGGTGGTCAACACTATCCATACAAGTCCTATGAAAAGAAAAACAAGGGTTCTTGGGTACACAACTGTACAATGAAGGCAGAAGTTATTCTAGACGCTTTAAACAAAGATGGTGGTGTTGTATGGACTGATGCAGACGCAAGATTTAAGGGAATTCCTAAATTATTCGATGAATTAGAAAATTATGATTTTGGATGCTATTGGATTCCTGATGTATGGAATCAACCAAGAAATGTTCAATTACGACCTTGGGGTTCTGATAGAGGAAATGAAGCACTTGCTGGTGGAACATTGTTCTTTAATAATACACAAATAGCAAAAGATTTAATAACCGATTGGAAAACGGAAAGTGAAGCAAACCCTACTCGTTGGGAGCAACAAAGTCTGCAAAAGATTTGGGATAAATATGATAGGAAAGGATTAAAGACATTTAACTTTCCACAGAGTTACTGTAAAGTATTTGATTGTAAGTGGTTTGAACCTGAACAACCTGTTGTTATAGAACATACACAGGCAAGTAGAAGACTAAAAGGGACTATACGATGAAAACATTATTTGTTACATATTATTCTGATATATCACCCAATACATTTTATTCAGATTCTGCTAAAAAATTAAAAAATAAAATTGAATCATTGGGCGGAAGAATTTATGTGGAAGAATTACCAAATCTTGGTAGTTATGCTATGAATTGTTTGAAAAAACCAAAATTTATTCTTGAATGTTTAAATAAATTTCAAGAACCAGTTATTTGGATAGATGCTGATTCGGAAGTTCATTCTTTACCAATTGAAATGGATGAGTTAGATGTTGATGTTGCTTGTGTTGAAAAGTCAAATGGATGTCCTGAAAGTGCTTTAATTTATTTTAATAATACTCAGGGCTCTCTTTCTTTTATAAACTCTTGGTTAACTGGTTGTGCAGTTGATGTACCAGAATTAGATCATCCTGTTTTAAAGGATTTATGGTATGGTCAATCAAAAGAAAAAAGAAAATCTTTACCAGATAGTGTCTGTTCTATTCGTGATGATTCTAAAGTAACTATAATTTTGTCCAAAACTGATGGCAAAAGAGAACATACAAGACAAGTTATAAATAGAAGACAAATTGAGGGAAAAATATTATGAATAATTTTAATGTGATAAGTTATTATACTGATGTGGATTTATCAAAATCTACCTATTATAGAGATAATTATTTAAGATTAAAAGATGAATTAGAAAAACACAATATTTTATATAGTATCGATAATCTAATAAGCAAAAATGATTATATGGAAAATTGTTTAAGAAAACCAAGATTCATTTTAGAAAAAATACAACAATTAAATACTCCTGTATTGTGGATGGATATAGATTGTCATATACAACAATTCCCACACGATTTTATTGATAATGAGTATGATATATGCGTTTCTGTGAGAGAACGAAGACAAAATGGAGAAATAATACCAGAATCGTGTTTTATTTATTTTAATAATACACCGTCTTCAATATCCTTTATTAAAGATTTTGTAAATCATTCAGAAAAAGCCACGCGTGATTTGGATCATTTAATATTAATAGATTTGTATAATTATTACATAAAAACAGAAAATATTAAAATAAAAGAATTTGATTGGCATTATGCTAGTCCAAAACATTTACCAATGGTAAAAATAGTAATGGGGAATTCTATATCTGCTGATAAACGACAAATAGAATATAATATTAGAAGACAAGGTCGGCAATGATAATACATGCAATAGGTAATCCATTTAATATAAATTATTCATCATGTGGTACACTTACACCAAAAACATTTAAATGGACAAATTCAAATACAGAAATAGAAGTATACATGGATTCTGCATTAGTTTCTGGATGTAATACACCAAATCATTCTAAAAAATTTGGTTGGTTTTGTGAATCTAGAATAGTTAAAAATAATATATTTAATGATATTAAAATTAATTTAAATAAATATAAAAATTCATATAATAAAATATTTACATGTGATTATGATCTGATTAATCTAGATCAAGATTTATTTATTTTTAATTTTGCTGGTAGTAATTTACCTTGGACACCACAAAATGATTATGGTATTCATAATAAAAATAAATTAGTATCATTTTTGTGTTCAAATAATTCTATGACAGAAGGACACAGATATCGTATAATGTGTGCAGAGAGATTAAAAAATAAAGTAGATTTATACGGTAATATATTTAATGGTTCTACTATAGGTACACAACCAAATGTACATTATCATCACAAACCAAAAACAGAAGCATTAAAGGATTATTGTTTTAGTGTTTCTATAGAAAATTGTAAATATGATTCATACTTTACTGAAAAATTAACAGATTGTTTTGCTAATGGTGTAGTTCCTATATATTATGGTACTAATAATATATCAAAGTATTTTGATACTGATGGAATAATAACATTTACAGATTCATTTGATCCTTCATCTTTAACTTTTGAGTTATATAAATCAAAATTAAAATCAATAGAAAATAATTTAAGATTAATTTTTGAAATGGAATCGGCAGATGATATGATTTATAAAAATATTAGGAAATTTATATGAAAATATTATTTTATTGTGATCAAGTTAATGAACGAGGAACTGAAGTTGCTATTTATGATTATGCAAAATATAACCAAGAAATTTTAAATAATAAAAGTATTATACTAATTAACAATGATAACGAAATAAATTATGAAGTTTTAGATAAATTTAATAAAAGTTTTAATGGTAATGTTTTATCACATAGTAAAACCCGTGATAATATTAATAAAGTTTGTGATAACCAAAATATTGATTGTGTTTATTATTTAAAATCTGGTATTAATGATAAGTATCTTAGTAATAGGAAAAATTTAATACACTGTGTGTTTAGACATTATGAACCACATGGTGATAAGTACGTTTACATATCTGAATGGTTATCTAAAAATATTAATATAAAGTATAATGTACAAACTGAATGGGTTCCGCATATTGTAGAGCATATTCTTCCTACTAAAACAAAAAAAAATATTCGATCTGAATACGGTTTACCTCAACATGCATTAATAATTGGTAGATATGGTGGTAAAGATACTTTTGATATACCAGAAATATATCCAATAATATTGAAATATTTAAATCAAAATAATAATTGTTATTTTTTATTTTTAAATACAGACAGATTTATAGATCATCCTAGAGTTAAATTCTATCCAGCAATTATAAATAAACAACAAAAAATAAATTTTGTAAATATGTGCGATGCGATGATCCATGCCAGATCAAATGGGGAAACTTTTGGATTATCTATATGCGAATTTTTAAGACAAAATAAACCAGTGTTGGCCTGTAAAAGTGGTGATGATAGAAATCATATAGAACTTTTAAAAAATGCACAAACTCTATACAAAACACCGGAAGATCTTTTAATTAAGTTAAATGAATTGGATAGTGGTGCATTTGATAACTATAATTTTAGTTCTTTAGTGGATGAGTTTTCTGCTCCGTTGGTTATGAAAAAGTTTAAATCTGTATTTTTAGAAAGGTGAGATTAAATGACTCCTTACGATTTTATTATAAATTTTTTAAAAGAAAATCAAATAACAAAAGTTTTAGATATTGGTGCAAATACAGGAGAATGGGCCGAAAATATAATAAACAATGTGCCTTCTATTCAAGTGTTATCTATAGAAGCAAACCCACATTGTGAATCTTCATTAAAAAATAAAAATTTAAATTATAAAATATGCTGTTTATCTAATACGGTAAAAAATGTTAACTTTTATTTAAATCCTGAATTTTTATCATCAACTGGTTCTTCTTATTATAAAGAAAATACCGTGCATTTTACAGAAAATAATTTTTTACAAATACAAACTAATACACTAGATAATTTACTAAAAAACTGTCCAGTAACTTATGAATATTTAAAATTGGATACACAGGGATCGGAATTGGATATTCTGAATGGTGGGAAAGAAATTATTAAGATGTATAAATATATTCAAATAGAAACAGCTAATGTGAATTATAATAATAATAGTCCATTAAAACAAAAAGTACATAAGTTTTTAACCGAAACTGGATTTATTAATCCAATCAAGATAGAAGAACACTATCATGAAAATATTCTTGGTCATGAAGATTATATCTATCAAAATGTTAGATTTATTAAATAAAAAGGAAATATAATGATTAATACGTTAAATGTAGACTCTTCCGAATATGAAATTTTAAAAAATGCAGCATCTAAAGCAAATTGGATAAATGGATTGTCTATAGAATTGGGGATACGAGAAGGAGGAAGCAGTGAAATAATGATAAAACAATATAGCAATCCCAAAATTCATATTGGAATAGACCCATATGGTTCTTTACCTTATCCCAGAGAATGTGTATATGATAATGAAATGCGGAATTCTGCAATTTCTAGCCTATATCAAATTACTAAAAATACTTGTGTTAATTTTATTTTTTATAATTTAACAGATTTACAATTTTTTAAAAGATTTTCCGATGGTGTACCCGTATTTGATAATACAGAAGAAAAAATTTATGACAAATATAGTATAGTTTTTATTGATGCTGGACATACATTAGAAGAAGTAAAAATGCAAGTTTTATTTTTTAAGGATAAAATATCAAATAATGGGTATATTGTTTTTGATGATATTAATGATTATTATGATCATTCTGTTATCCATAATATGCTGGAAGATTATGGATTTGTTTTAGAAAAAATGGGAAAAGTTAAAGCATCTTATATGTTTAAAGGTAAACAATGATAAATTTATCAAATATAACTTTAATAGGAATTAACGGTACACCCGATATTAATCAATTTAATATTTTATATAAAATAGCAAAAAATTCTCTAAATAGTATAAAATTTGCAAAAGTAAAAATATTAACTGGTGTATCTGAAATACAAAATAAGGACAATGATATTGAAATTCATCATGTTCATATACCTTCATATCAAGAATATAGCCGTTTTTGTATTAAAGAATTAAATAATTATGTGGACACAGATTTTTGCATAATTTATCACACTGATGGATTTATTATAAATCCACATTTATGGACAGATGAGTTTCTGCAATATGATTATATTGGTGCTCCTTGGCCATTATATTTTAATTGGGTTCATCCAAATAAGAGAGTTGGAAATGGTGGTTTTTGTTTGCGAAGTAAAAAATTTTTAGAAGAATCTACAAAATTAAATTACACTGGAGGAAATGAAGATTATCAACTGTGTTATGTGTTTGATGAGATATTAAAAAATAAAGGTATAAAATTTGCTCCAGTAGAACTTGCAAGTAAATTTTCATTAGAGATGAATAACGAATTCAATACTGATATAAATAAAGTGTTCGGATTTCATGGTACTGGTCATGATACTGGAAGAGATTTGGATTTTATAAAAAAATTATAATATAGGAAATATAATGAATATAGGAATAGTAATAAATTATTGCGAAAATGATCATAAATTTTTAAAACCTTGTATAGAAAATGTTAAAAAATTTAGTAAAAATATTGTAGTTGTTTTTTGTGAAAAATTATTTAACGGTAAACAACAAGATTTAACAAAAATCCAACAATTTCAATTACAAAATCCTGATATTACATTTATATCTTTTCCATATATTGACTCGTATAATAATTCACCAAGAGATGGTCATAATAAATGTCGTATTTTAGGATATAAACACCTTATCAATAAAGTAGATAAAATTTTATTTTTAGATGCAGATGAAATAGTAGATCCAAATTTATTTATTGATTGGATTAATAATTCAACAGATCATAAAGAATATGATCATATAAATTTTGGGTGTTATTGGTACTATAGAGAACCATATTGGCGAGCAACAGTAAATGAATTTTGTGGTTCGTTTCATAGTATGAAAGCAATAACAGAACAATCATTAGAAACTGGAGCAGAAAGATGGTTTTGGTTCAATCTTCCAAATAGTAAAAAGTGGGTAACTGCTCTAAATGGTGAAATGATGTTTCATCATTATAGTTGGGTAAGAACAAAACAAGAAATGATTAATAAGGTTTCATCATGGGGTCATAAACACGATAGAAACTGGTTAGCCGATATAGAAATTTGTTTCAATGTTGGTTTTGAGGGTAAATCTAGAAAAGAACTCGGTGGGAAGACTGAAACTGTTCATAATTATGAATATATTCGTGTAGAACCATTTATTACATTTTAATATCTTAATATTTTTATTATGAAATTTTCAATTTATGGTTCTTCTGGTTTTATTGGTTCTAGATTTTGCGAAATGTTTTCTAATTATATTAAGATACCAAGAGAAAATTCAGAACCTCAATCTGAACACTGTTTATATTTTATAAGTACAACTCATAATTATAATATTTTTGATAAACCATATGAAGATATCAATACTAATTTAAACAAATTAATAGAAGTATTAGAATCGTGTCGTGAAAAAAATAATACAAATACTGTATTTAATTTTATTAGTTCGTGGTTTGTTTATGGTATGAATTGTTCGTTAGATACAAAGGAAACAGATCATTGCGATCCTACTGGATTTTATTCTATTACAAAAAGAGCAGCAGAACAGATGCTTATTTGTTATTGTAATACCTATAATATAAAATATAGAATATTACGACTCACTAATATTATTGGAGAAGGTGATTTAGGAATTTCTTTAAAAAAGAATGCACTTCAATATATGATAAATCTTTTAAAAAATAATGATACGGTTAAATTATATGAAAATGGTTCAAATATTAGAGATTTTATGCATGTAGATGATGCATGTAGAGCAATAGAAATTTGTATCAACAATGCACCGTTTAATGAAATAATTAATATAAGTAATAAGCAACCAACAACAATAGGAAAATTAATTCATTATAGCAAAGAAAAATTGCAATCAAAATCTAATATAATTTCTATAGATTCACCGATATTTCATAAAGTTGTTCAGGTTAAAAATGTTTGTTTAAATAACGATAAATTACTTTCATGTGGTTATACTCCTTCTATAAATACAATAGAAGCAGTGGATAGAATATTATATAATATTCAAAAGGATTAAAATATGAAAATAATAGTAACAGGTGGTAGAGGATTTATTGGAAGTCATTTTGTAGAACTTGCTTTACAAAATGGAAATACAATTATAGATTTTGATATGATGACATATTGTTCTAATGATTCTCTTTCTTTTGATTCTCATCCAAATTATAAGCATATAAAACAAGATATTTGTGAAATTACACATTTACCATATTGTGATATTATAGTAAATTTTGCTGCAGAGACTCATGTTGATAATTCTATTAAAGATACTAATCCATTTTTAAAAAGTAATGTTGTAGGTGTATGTAACCTATTGGAAATTGTTAGAGGTAAACAAATATATGAACGTCCTATCTTTATGCAAATTAGTACGGATGAAGTATATGGAGATAGGGAACATGGATCATTTACTGAATTGGATAAACTAACTCCGAGTAATCCATATTCTTCTTCTAAATCTGCAGCAGAAATGTTTGTTTTGGGATATCATAGAACCTATGGTATAGATTATATCATTACAAGAAGTTCTAATAATTATGGACCAAGACAATATCAAGAAAAACTTATTCCTAAAATTCTACAATGTATAGATGATAATAAAAAAATACCAATACATGGTAATGGTTCTTATATTAGGGATTGGATATATGTTAAAGATAATGTAAATGCTATTTATACACTTATTGAACAAAAACATATAAATAATATTTTTAATATTGGTGCAAATAATCATATAAGTAATTTAGAAGTTACATTAGATATTTTAAAGTATTTTGGAAAATCTAAAGAATGTATACAGTTTGTAGAAAATAGATGGGGGCAGGATATGCGGTATTCTGTTGATACCACTAAAATATGTAAATATTCTAAATGGGTTCCATCATATACACAAGGAATATATAAATGGTTCAAATAACAAATAATGAATTAATTCAACAAAAGATTAAAGAACTAGTTGAATTAAAATTAGAATCAAAAAAGAAAAATTGGATTGCAGGAAATGACATGGTTCAGTATGCTGGATCTTTGTTTGATCAGGATGAATTTATTGCAGGAATTGACACATTTTTAGATGGATGGTTAGCATTAGGCGAAAATGGTATTAAGTTTGAAAATAAATTTTCTCCTAGATTGGGAAAAGAATTTGGTGCATTAACTAATAGTGGTTCTAGTGCTAATTTGCTAATGGTTAGTAGTCTTTCTTCTAGAAAATTATTTAATTTACCAAAAGGATCTAAAATTATTACTCCTGTTGCAGGATTTCCTACAACAATTAATCCAATATTACAAAATGGATATGAACCAATTTTTATTGATATTGAATTGGATACTTTAAATTTAAATTTAGAACAATTAGAAATCGCAGCCAAACAAGGAGCATCTGCTTTAATTTTTGCTCATGTTTTAGGTAATCCGCCTAATATGGATGAGGTTATGAGAATTGTAAACAAATATAGTTTAATACTATTAGAAGACTGTTGTGATGCATTAGGTAGTACCTATAGAGATAATCCATTAGGATCTTTTGGTGAACTCTCTTCATGTTCTTTTTATCCTGCTCACCATATGACTATGGGAGAAGGTGGCTTTGTTGCATGTAAGAGTAAAGAGCAAGAAGTTGTTATTAAAAGTTTACGAGAATGGGGTAGAGGGTGTTATTGTTCTGGTAAAGCTTCTAATTGTTTAAAAAATGGAATGTGTAAGAAACGCTTTAGTAATTGGTTACCATTATTACCAAATGAAATTTTAGATCATAAGTATGTGTATGAAGAAATTGGTTATAATTTGAAACCATTAGACATGCAAGCATCTATAGGTCTAGTTCAATTAAAAAAATTAGATATGATAATTGAAAAACGAAAATACAATTTTTCTAAATTAATGAAAATATTTGAACCACATTCTTCTAATTTTATATTACCCAAAGCAACAGAAAATGCAAATCCTTCATGGTTTGCTTTTCCATTAACTGTTAAAGATACTGCTAAATTTACAAGAACACAATTTACTATGTTTTTAGAAAATCATAAAATTCAAACAAGAAATTATTTTGGTGGTAATATATTATTACAGCCAGCATATGAAAATCTAATAACAGAAAATCCATTAACTAAATATCCAAATGCAACTAAAGCAACAACAAATACATTTTTTTTAGGAACAAGTCCAGTTATTACTGATGATCAATTGGAATATATACAAGGTATTGTTGATATTTTTCTTTTAAATATATAAGGACTAAAATGATTAGACAAGATCCATTTGTTGAAATAGAAGGAATAGTTGCTGCTCAGTTACCACAAACTTTGGAAGTATTTTCTAAAATTATTAAAAATTTTGATTTAATTATTGAAATTGGAGCAAATCGTGGTGGGTTTTCTCTCTGGTTATATAATAATAAGAAAAATGAATGTGAATTTTTAACTTATGAAATATCCCCATCATGGATACAGATACCAAAAGATCACAAAATTCATAAAAATATTCGTTATCAAAACTGTTTTTCCACCGAATGTATTAATTATATAAAATTATTAATTAATTCCAAAGGAAAAACTTTATTTTTATGTGATGGTGGTAATAAAATTCAAGAATTTAATATCTATTCTGAGTTTTTAAAATCGGGAGATGTTATAATGTTGCATGATTATGCGGATTCTCCAAATGAATCAGAAAATTGGGAAAAACTAAAAGTAAAGTATAATATTATTGGCGGATTCAATACACACGAATCATCTTTAACTCCTATTACAGAATCTATTAAACGTAATAATTTACAAAAATTTATGTATGATGAATTTTTAAATGTTCTATGGGGTTCATTTATAAAAACATAATTTATGGTTTTCCTTGCATACTATCAATTATATGCTATAATGTGAACCAAGGAGAATTATATGATAATTGAAAATGGTGATTTAAATATACAAAATGAAATAGAGAAATTGGTTGCAAATAATAAGACTTATATTGATGCAGTTTTGCAAATATGCGAAACTCACAATTTAGACTCGGAATATGTCGCAAAACACCTATCTAAGCCTATTATTGAGAAAATAAAGCAAGAAGGTCAGCAGTTAAATCTTTTAAAGAAAACTGCAAAATTACCGTTATAAATACTTGACATACACGAAATATAGTGTATAATAAACCAATATAAGTCGTACAAGTCGTACACTTCAACACAAAGGAGACTCCGTATATGTCGTTTAAAGATATGAAAAAACAGTCGCAAGATATTTCTCGTTTAACAGGTGAACTTGAAAAGATTAACAAAGGTGCAGAATCCTACAAGGATGATCGCATTTGGAAGCCTGAACTAGATCAAGCAAGCAATGGCTTCGCTGTCATCAGATTCTTACCAGCAATTCAAGGTGAAGATGTTCCGTGGGTTCGAATTTTCTCACACGGTTTTCAAGGTAAGGGTGGTTGGATGATTGAGAATTGTCCTACAACCATCGGTGGCAAGTGTCCAGTATGTGAAGCAAATAGTGAATTGTGGAATAGTGGTTCGGATGATGATAAGAATGTTGCACGAGATCGTAAGCGTAAGTTGAGTTACTTCTCAAACATTCTTGTTGTTTCTGATCCAAAGAATCCACAGAATGAAGGCAAGGTATTCTTGTTCAAGTATGGCAAGAAGATCTTTGATAAGATCATGGAGAAGTTGCAACCAGAATTTCAGGATGAGAGTCCTGTTAATGTGTTTGACTTTTGGAAGGGTGCAGACTTCAAGTTGAAGATTCGTAAGGTTGCAGGTTATGTTAACTACGACAAGAGCGAGTTTGATACTCCACAACCACTTATGGGTGGCGATGATGCTAAACTTGAAGGTGTATGGAAGAAGCAATATTCTCTAAAGGAATTTATTGCTGCTGACAAGTTTAAGTCATACGATGAACTCTCAACCAAGTTGCGTGGCGTTCTTTCAGGTTCTGCTAGTAAGAAGGCAGAACAGATGTCAGAATCTGACTTTGGTGGTGATTCAGAGGATAATACTCCTAAGACCTCACCAAAGCAATCCAAGCCAGCCAAGATGGTTGAGAAGGCTCCTGCTGACGAGGATGGTGAAGAGGATGCAATGAGTTATTTTGAGAAACTTGCCAACGAGGAATAAGAACCAAAAGGGTGTGATATCCGTGAGAGAGAACCTGAGAAATCAGGTTCTTTTCTTTTTATAAAAGTGCTGCTCTATAGGAATTCTTTAACAATTCTTGAAGAATATTTTCACTATTGGAAGTGGTCATCATGGAATTAAAGTATTGACCATTTGATCCATTACCTGTTTCACCACCACCAACCACAGTATTGTTTATGATTTGAGTCGGTTGTTGATTACCTTGTAGAGGAGATATTTTAAACATCTCCACATATTCTGCTAATGAATTTTGTAAAGCGTCTAGAATGATTGTTGCTGATTTTTCAGTTGAACTAGTATTATTATCACCATCATTTTTATTTTTAAGAATTTCATATAAATTGTTACCAATTTTTTCAGTAACAATATTTGGTTTTGTAGATATAATAGCTTCTGGTGTATAGTTTTCACCACCAACAAATGGTGAACCATCCTTTGTACCTTCTAGAATTCCTTCGTTAGCAAATTTAGATCCACTGCCGCGTTTCTGTCTAAAGTTTTCTTGTTTTTCTTTTCTTTCTTCTATTCTTT